CACCTCTGTCCCACCAAAACACCTCAAAAGGTTAACAAAATTTCATCACTTTTAGTTATTCCGAGTTAAAATGTCAATAAGACACTGTATTTAAACTGTAAATAACTAAAAATCGTCCCATAACCACAAAACAGGTGGGACAGTTGGTGGGACGCCAAAAAAGACAAAAAATCCTTTATATATAATACGTTATGTATACCGTCCCACGTGTCCCACCAATCCCACCTTTTGAATCGAGAAAATTATTTTTTTAAATTTATAAAATTGACACTTATAGAGGGATTTGCGGGACACCTTTTGAAACCCTTTGAGCGAACCCGTGGCCGGGTTGTTTTATGCAGCTTCCTTAGAAACTTCTTCGTAGTGTATTTTTGCAAAGGCTACCATCTCTTGCAGCCTTTCTAGGATTTCATCCCAAGAATAGCATCCATGGCAGTCTGATAGTTCGTGTTCCATCTCAGAAGCAAGATCCTCAAGCTCGTCGCTCATTTGAACCCACCAGAACCCTCCATCAGGTTCGCCGCTGTAGTTCTCATACTCAATCCTGAAGTCGAACTGAGGATGCTGCTTGACGAGCTTCTTACACTGGTAACGTATCGGGTTCGACTTAGACTTGGGCTTGCTAACGTCCACAGAAGGCCGTGTAACGTGGTCCGAGGTCAATTCGTAGACCTCCGCCACCCTTGCCCTACGTTTCACCTGTTTGTGCTTCACGGACACGATGCCCAGGCTTGCTATTCTGCCGCACACGTAACGGTTACCACTGATCAATTGCCAGTGCCAACCTGCGACGACCAGGAACACTCGATTTCCGCGAGTGCCGTGTGTAAGCTTCAGCCATTTGGCTAACGTGATGCCGTCCCGTCTACCGAAGCGCGTCCCGTTTGGAGAAGGCACGTGATGCATTTCGATGTTACAAGCTTGCAGGGCTCGTTTCACTTCCATCGTAGACGTTCCTTTAACGGAGCGTTTACCGCTTTGCATACGAATGAGCCGTGCAGCCTCACCAGTGGTTAGGCTGGTCACTGCCGATATCACGGACGGGCCGCAGTATCGGTTTTTGTCTGTCCCGTGAACCACGGGACCTAATTTGAGTTTCGCCATCGTTGACTCCTTATTGGCAGGGGCCACGGGCTCACTCAAAGGGTTTGACATATTCAAAATGTAAAATAGCTGAGAGGCGTTCGCCGCTCTTTAACTATAAGAATTATCGCATACAAAGGTTAACAAAAGGTTAACAAACCAAAAAAAGTTGTGGATAACTTTCACTTTTCTGTGGATAACTTCGGAACGAATCGGGAACAGAACGTAACAGGAACGGAGTTTTTCGGCGTCGGTTACTTCCGCCGGTCTTGCTCAGTAAACCGTTGTTCGATGCCATCCGGCGTCTCTGTAATCCGCCGCTCAATCTGGCATCCAAAACAGTAATAATATTTCGTTTTCCCTATCTGGTACAAAAAATCCTCTAGCCCGCCGCAGCGTTGGCACTCCTCACTTCGGTCCATAAAAAATGTGGCTCCCTATGCGCCGTCTAGCTGCAAACTGTTTGGCCCATGGGGGCTGAACGCTGGTTGTGTGGTAGTGCGTAACGCCTTCCATGCCCACCAGCATGACCTGCCCTTCGATAACAATCGTAGACAGGCTTTGAGCCATGGACCATGCAGCGCGGTCCTCTGGATCTTCGGGCTTGCCGTCACAATAAAAAGTGAACTGGCATTGCCACTTTCGCAACCGGCCATCGCTAAGACGGCCCTGGCGGACGACGCCGCATACGGTTGACGGGTAGCCTGGGTGATCGACGCGATTGCGGATGACGACGCCGACAGCCAGCATCCCTCGCCAGCCCTCGCCACGCGCTTCAAAGTACATGGCCTCTGCCATGCACGTTTGTGGGTCTGCCTGGGCTTCATTTGGAATCAGTAGTGCAGCCAGGAGTAATAGTCTCTTCATCTGCCTTCTCCCCATCGCAGCAGTCGTAGACAACACGTCGGCATACAGGACATTCGAGGTGCGACCTGACCATCTCCAGTCGGGTCCATTGGCCGCACCATGGACATGTCATAGGCTCAGTCATTTAAAAGATTTTCTCGGTGGAATTCGCGAATTGGCTTTTCGCTGTAAGGATTGTATTTTTCCGTGGCGTCGTCATCTACGAGAAGATGATTGTATTTTTGCCTGGATTTGACGATAAGCTCACTTTCTACGGCGTCACAGATGGTGTGATCAAATATTTCCAGTATCTTGCATTCCTTAAACATTTCGCGAACTTGCTCTTCGCTGTAGGCGTGAATGTAATGGTAAACCCTCGCGGCCACTTTTCCAGAGACACTTGGTTCTGGAAGATTAACCATCGTTTCGACGTAATATCTATTCATGTAACTTTCTCCCTTTAACTGTATAAGACTTATCCCATACAGAAGAGGTTGTCAAGTCACTTCACTTTACCACATGTTTGGAAAGAAAGGCATGGCACAGGGCGCGTAGGCTTTTCTCCCCAGGCTTCATGCGACTGAGATGGTTTGACGCCTCCCTTACAAGTCGCTCCCGGACGGCTTCCGGTAGCGGTGGTGTTTTAATAATTTCACTCATTGGTTCAAAATCCATTTTACGTATATGGTCCAGGCTTATAGTCGTCGATTACAGACTTTACCTGGATGTACCCTAAATAACTTTCATCAAACTCAACAAAATCATAGTTCTCTTTGTGGGCTTCAAGAGCATCTTTTATGTACTTTAGAATCCTCTTCTTGGTTCCTTTCCCCGGCGCATATTCCGGTTCCCCGTCTTCATAGTCTATGTAGACTTCAAATTTATATTGAAAATATGACACCAGTCTGACTCCTTAAACGTATATGTCCACGCTCTTGGGTGCGTTGACGGTTTTCAGTTCTGATTCTTCTTCATACTTCAAGCAGAGACTGCTTTTGTATGGATTCTTCTTGGGCAAGGGCCGGAAGCCCTGACGGTGTTCGTCAGGGTCCGGTTCCTTATATCGCAGAAGCGTGAACATCACTTGGCCCGCGCTTCGTTCAGTTTCTTCTCCCGCCGGATGGCGGCATTACTGGACCCTGGTACGGGCTTCTTGAACGCACCAACAACGGCTTCGCGAACGTCGTCCTCGCCAAGCGCGTTCTTGATGTTGTCGGTGATGTCCACCTCTTCGCCGTCAGGGCGCATTACCACAAAACTAGGCATCGTCGTCTCCTTCCTTCCATGTGACCAACTGGTCGGGTTTTGCCGGACCATGGAGCGTGACCACATTTTTGCCGTCACTGGTCCAAGCGGTAATTCCTTTCGGTTCGATCTTTGGCGTGTGCCGTGGCGCGATACGATGGTATCCCCGCACCCACATGACGAACGTTTCCCAGAGGCCCCTCATTTCTTTAGCTTCCAGAGAATGAAGGGTTCGCCGCAGGGTTTATCGCCGTCCATGCATTGGATTGGGATGGCCTTGGACCGTGGGTCAAGCTTTTGCTTGCCCATATAGTGCCAAGTGTAGCCTTGTTCGCGCTCTTCGGCGGCTTGTTTAAAGAAGTCGGCGTTGTCCACGCCGAGCAAAATGACGGGTATCAATACGAGTGCGATCATCGTTCTATCTCCATCCGATAAATTTTTTCATCCAGGGCGGCAGCTTGTTCTTCAAGGTATCGAATTCTCTCTTCCTGATGTTGAGCCTGTGAAGGATCTGGGCCACGCAAAGACTTTAAAAGGTCTATTTTTTCAATTATGGAGTTGAATTGCTCCTCCAAGAAATGCAGAAGCAAAGACTGCTTTTGTATGTCCTCGACAAATGCTTTGGCTTTTGTTTCGCTGCCAAAATGGACGACGCGCCCGTCTCGCTTGATGCGGTTGCCTTCGGGCGTCATTGGCACCCACCAGCCCCCTTTTGGCCCGTTCAAGACAACCTTATAGCCGTTCTCATAACGGTAGCCGTCGCGCACTTCTTCCCATCCTCTGATCACTTTTCAAATCCTTTCAAAATCCAGTCGCCGCGCTTTACTTCGGCTTTGCAGGACGTGCAGACAAGCGTGTCCCAATCCAGATGTCCAACATCTGAATTACTTTTGCATCTCGGGCATGTGATTGGTAGAGGCCAGTAGTGGAATTCCGGGCATGTGATTGGTAGAGGCCAGTAGGCGGTGGGGTTGTCAAACAACCGCTCCATGTCTCCTAGTGTAAAGCCACGGCTCTTATTGAGAAGAGCGTCGGTTGCACCGTATTCGCCCTTCTCCTTGACTTCAAAGCGTCGATGGAAAGCGTCGAGCATGTCTTTGTACCAACCAGGGGAAATCATCAGTTGATCTCCGTCTTATAGGTCTCACGGATGGCGTCGGCTTTCTCCGTCCAGATGCGCTTGAACTCGGGGTCATTGGCCCGTGCAGCGGCACTCTCGCACCGCGCTACCCGGCCCATTTGGTTGACTATGCGGATGTTCTGAAAGAACTCTTCCAGCAAGTTAATCTCTGACATTGACGAATCCTCCTGTTAAACTGATCCCATATGTATGGGATATTCTAGGAGTTGTCAACTAGTTTATTAAGGGAGGGTCTTCATCGTCGTTTGGGCAGTAGTCACAATGCTGTTGCACCATGTCAAAAATTGATGACGTACACCCCGGACAGAAGCTTACAGGGCATATACCAAAATAACCAAGGATGCCGCCCTCTTCTTCAACGTCGAAGTCGCAGTCACATATAGAACACTTATTTAAGGGAGTCCCGGAGGTAGAAGACACAGGGAGGTAATCTTCTACCTCCGGGGAGGTGATGCGCGTTAACAACTCTGCGAAAGGAGTCAACAAACGAAGAGCCAGGGGATTCCGGATAACGCGCACTTCTATGGATAATCTTTTCTAAAACAACTAATCGAATTTGGCAACGTCGTTTCCCCATGTCGTCCACCCTATCCGGGCTGTTCGTGCAAATAATTCTATCTTAGACATATCACGTCCCATGAGGTCATCAATCTTTTCTGCAATCTCGTCGGGCTTCCTTGAATGCTCCCGCCTTGGCGATACGACAAGACGCCGGACGGATTTAGATACGCGCTTCGGTTTGCCGCGCGTACCCAAGAGGCAAAGCTCCGGGTTGGCCCTGGTCCAGTAACCGAGGCCCGTGAAGAAATCGCTTTCTGTCCATAACATAGGTGGTGCGCTCTTGTTGAGTTTAGCCCAGACAAAGGCTATCGTTTTAAACTTGAAGCCCCACGCTTCCATAAGCTTGAGACCCTCCGGTAACAAAGGATCCGTCACCCACAAAAATAGAGCGCAGTTCTCGGCAGCTATGTCAGAAACAGGAAGCGCACGGATGTCTGCAAGGCTCATGCAGTCGTAATGTTTTTCGGGTGAGCGGCCCTTGCCCTCTTTGCTCCAGGTGCGGAACGTCCAGGGAGGGTCAGCGTAGATCACGTCAAACTTTTCAGCCGGTAAAGGCGGCATATAAAAGTACCACCGTGTAAAATGCCGCCGTTGCCAAGATCGGAGTCATTTCGTGACCTCCTTTTCCTCATTGGTCATTTGCTCAATCATGAACGTAAACTGACCAGACAACGTCCGGTGTTCGCGCTCGGCCAAACGTTTCAAGACCTTGTAAGTCTTGATCGGTATGACCACACTTTTCCATTTTTCCGTATCCATGGTTTCGACCTCAGTGAATGTTATGGGACAGTATCGGATAAATCTTCTTTCGTCAAGTCTCCCCAGTTCGGACCTAGCGATATGTCACACGGCGTCGGAACCTGTAGTTCAACAGAACTCTCCATGATATCGCAAAGCTCTCGGGCTTCTTTCTTGTCGGACACGGAGAAGGCCAGTTCATCGTGAATCTGAACAAGAGGAATCTTTCCCTTCTCTTTGTGTATTGCAGCCATCGACGCCTTGGTTTGGTCTGCGGCACTGGACTGAATCAGTCTGTTTAATGCCTTGTAGGTATAGGCGCGTTTGATGTTGTCGCCGTACTCTATGTGCGCTTCCTCTTTTGGTAACGCCTTGGATGAAACGAACAGGTTAGGCTCCCACAGATCGAAACGGCATTTGCGGCCAAGCAATGATCTCACAAACCCGCCTTTGTCGCGGTGCGAAACTTTACGCTGCACTGCATCCATAAGCTCTTTCACGAACGGCACGTCGTCATGGTACTGACGCATGAGCCGTTTAGCCTCGTCCGTGGACACGTCTAGTTGCTCCGCCAATTTTGTCTGACCCATCCCGTACATGATGCCAAGGTTGATAGTCTTGGCTTGTTTCCGAGGTATGTCGGCAATGTCGGCAACCATCTGATGGAAGTCAGTGTTTTGCTTTGTTTTATATGCGTCAACAAAAACATCGGATCCGGTCAGGCCCTTGTTCGTGAGGCTTGAGAAGTGGACCAGGATCCGTGGCTCTTGCTGATCGAAGTCCATGGACGCCCACTGCTCATCTTCCTCCGGTAAAAACAAACCGCGTATCTTCCGCGCCATATCGGGGTTCCGGGCGGGTATTTGCTGAAGGTTTGGGTTGGACATGCTTATGCGGCCCGATACGGTTCCGCCGCCTTCGCTCCGTAACTGGTTTATGTGACCGTGAATGCGATCCTTCTCCGCGTAGCGAAAGATGCTGGACAAAAACGTATTACCGATTTTGTCGTACTCTCTCGCCTCTACGATCTGTTGAGCTATGGGATGTTCATGCTGAGACAGGAAGTTTTTAGTAAAGGACGGCAGTCCCGTCTTAGTGCGTCCGTAAGGTATCTCCAGTTTATCAAACACTTTTGCAATGGACGCCGCAGCCCAAAGCTCTATACTTATTCCTGTCTCCTTCTTAATCCCGGACAGGATCTTCTTCACTTCTTTGAGGAGATCCTGTTTGAGCCTCTCAGCCTGATCAAGGTCTACTCTAACGCCGCGCCTAGTCATTTCTATGCATAGCGGTAGGACCTCCGTCTCCAGGTCAAACACCTGCCATAAATCTTCTTTGGAAAGCTCGGACTTGAACGTCTGCCAAAGCTGGAGCGTGAGCCGTGCGTCGGCTTCCGCATACTCACCAACGAACGTGGCGGGCAACTTGTACAGTTCACCCTTGGGGTCTACTCCAAATTCCTGTGCCGCCTCTCTGAGTGCCGCTTCGGATTTCATCTCGCCCATGTAGTCGTAGGCCACTGCGTTGAGCGAGTAGCTGAACCGGTTCTCGTTTAACAGAGGCGCGGCTAACATCGCGTCGAGGATGCGGCCTTCAAGTTTGACGCCCAGACGGCCTAACCAGCCTACGTCGTAGGCGGCGTTATAGAATATTTTGTCAGAAGGATGCTTGGCGATTTCCTTCTCAAACCATTTGAGGACGATGCCCCGGTCAAGGTTACCACCACCTTCATGCCCAAAGGGAAGGTATGCGGTAAAGCCGTCGTAAGACACGGCTATGCCGACCACGTCGCCGTGGCCGGTTGCCCACCCAGGACCGTGGCTCTTGAGCCTTGGGTCCTTAGTTTCGAGGTCGATGGCTATTTCTTTTATGTCGCGAGGCGTCACGGGTAGGTCGTCAACGGGAACCCACTCAGTTCTTACGCCCCACTTTGGCTTCTTCATGTTCGTCTTCAACGGTCATCTCCGCTAGTTTGCATTCAAAGGATACAGCGGAATATCCCGCGCCATCCACGTAATCGTCCTTATTGAACGAGCCCAGTTTACGTCTGGCTACTTTCAGTAGCTCCATCATGTTAGCAACGTCGGCCCCGGTTAACGTATCGACGTTCCACAGATATCCATTCCATAGCCGCGCTATGTTCTCGTGGTTCTCTGCCATGCTTCCGTGCGTATCTTTTCGGTCACCACCAACAAGCTTGATGGCTTCACTCAAAATCGTCTTCGCCTTCATAAAGTGACCTCTCCTCTACTGGAATTCCTACATAACGAGCATACTCAATGCCCTTTTTCATGCCTTCGCTGACGCCCTTGTCCGTATAGACGGCGCACATGTCGGCCACGTCGTACCAGGACCTCGCGAGAAACATACCCATTTCCCGCTCTTCAGATCTCTTGTCGTCAAGGACTTGCGTATACAAAAGGTGCGACAGGAACGGTGATTCGCCCATGTCGATTGAATGAGACATGCAACGTCTGGCGTACTCCAGGTTTTCCTGCAACTCCATCTCTAAATCATATCGGTGAGGGTTAGGCCGATACGGGCTTTCAACGATGACCCTAAGATCTATGCTTTTCATTTCTCTTATCATCCTCCTCAAGCGCCTTGTTTGCTAACATGGCGTAGAACTCCACGCCCTCACTGATAGCCGCAATATCACGTATCTCTGTCAACGCCTCGCGCAGGGCGGCAATGCGCCGTGACTCCAAAGAACCCTTCATATTGACCATCCTCTTTGCTGATCTTCCGGCATCTTCAATACTAAGTTTTCTTTTGTCCTCGTTATTCCTACATATAGTACGCGATAAGCATCGTCCGGGTTGCGCTCCATTTCTTGTAGCGCCTTGCCCGACAGGTCCAGGTACAGAAGCACGTTGTCGGCCTCACCACCTTTTGACCCGTGGATCGTGGACAACTTGATCTTTGGCTTGCGGAAGATATCAACGCCTCTGTTGAGCAGCGCCGTGATGTACGCCCGGTCCTCGTCGCGTATTCGGTCCAGCGCCACGTCCCAGGTTGTGTCCGGCACTTGCAAACCAAAATGTTCTTTGAGAACGGACAGGCTAAACATGTCCTGATCATTCGCACCGTCCAACATCTTCTTTGCACCGCGCTGGAGCTTGCCTTCACCGCTGGATATATGACGATATAAATTTTGTGCATCGCGCAGGGATATTTCGTGACCGTCGTGCGTATGTAGGAAGTTCCAAGAACTAATTGCGTCACGTACCCGCTGACCTAATGATGGTTGATTGTACCGTTCAAAAAACTGACCGGTGGATTTCATCTCTGCGGCAATGCCGTCGAGCATGTAATTGGCTTGCGCCATAACTAACCAAGAGCCCTCGGCGCTAAAGTCAAAGTTCTGAGGATCGTAAATGCGGGACACGGACCCCTCTTGCTTACGTGGGTTCCAGACCTTTTTCTGCCGGTGCGTAATCCTCCTGGATACGCGATCCGCCAAACTGTGTACGGATCTAGGTATGCGGTAAGACTGCTCTAAGACTTCAGAGCCACTCGACAGGTTGATAAACTGGTCTATGTCGGCCCCGGCCCAGCGGTAAATTCCCTGGTCGTCGTCGCCAGCAACAAACATGCGGTCACTGTTGTCGTTTAAAATCTTAGCCACCTGCCACTGCAATGGCGTCAGGTCTTGAGCCTCGTCCAAAAAAACGACTTTTAGGTTCGGCGCAAGTTGCGGGCTGGCCGCAAGCTCCACCATCATGTCGGTAAAATCGCGCAAGCCGTTGACGGTCTTGAACCGGTTGTATTCTTTGTACAGGTGTTCAAATTCGTAAAACGGCATAGGGAGATTACAAAACTTGTAGGCGTGTTCTGGACCTTGGAGCGTGTTTCGCGCCAAATCCATACAACGCATGATGGGATGGTTCGATCTCAGAATGGAGAAGCCTTCGTCTTGCACGGTCTCGTTGTTCGTTGACAAGTCTACGCCTACCGCCTTACCAAACTTCTTGAGCTTATCCTCTGTAAGAATCTCAGCGTTGTTCATCCCCAGCAACAAAAACGCCAAACTGTGTAATGTACGGAAGTACAGAAAATCTTTCTCTGGGTCTAGATTGAACCGTGATACGGCACGATCCCTAGCCTCATGTGCGGCCTTTCGAGTAAACGCAAAGTAGCCGATTTCAGTGGGTGACGTTCCGTTGGCAAGCAACCCATCTACTTGATTGAGTAGGGTGGTTGTCTTTCCGGTTCCAGGAGGTCCAAAATATCTAAACATTGGAATTACTTAGTTATGATATTCCAGGGTAAGTTCTTCACCCTCTGAAATCTTACGAGTGGTCATGCAGTGATATATCTGACAGTCATCCCAATCGTGAATAAGTTTTAAAACGCAATTAGCTTGTTCGTTATGATTCAAGAACCCACCAAGAGGTGTTCTGATCAAGCCGTTAAACTGAGGTACGTTGACATGCGTCATGCCAAGGTCTGCACCCTTGGCTATGTCTTCCGTGGCGAATACGCCAAGTCCTTCAATATCGCTCTCACCTATTGTGATCTCGTCGGGTAGGGGCCGGTAATAAAAAGGGTTGTAACTGGGTATGGTCATTTCGTCTCCTAAAACGGCACGTCGTCGTCTTCAAACTTAGAACTGAACTCTTCTTCGATCTTGGCGAAAGCCGGTATCGACCAGCATCGAACCGTGCGGCCTTTGATGCGAAACTGTTCCGCTCTGCCGTCCATGTCGCGTAGCCTTTGAGCTATCTTGTTACTCTTGTACTCAAAGAACTTGTTACGCTTGAGAAAAGCCTCAAAATCTTTCAATCGGAAGTACGTGCGATTGTCCTCGGGATCGGTCCATGGGCGGCGAAGCAGTATCTCTTCTTTATCAACCGCCGTTTGCATATGCGTCGAGAACTCTTCAAGCAAGTCGTAGAACTGGCCGCGAAGACTAGTATCCTCTGGCGTCGAAATGACCGCACCCTCAGTCTCAATCATCTGACTAAGGAGGTTGTTGATGCCCGCCTCCCAGGCTTGTTTAGCCATGGTGCGCGGCATGAAATTTATTTGCTCCATGCAGAGTATTTGAAAGCGCGGTTGTTTCTGTAGTGCCTCCGTGTCTAACTCAACAGGCGATCCGTTCACGTCGAGAAACCAGAGTGGCGGTTCACTGTCATACTTGCGGAGGTTTGCAACTGTCGGCGTGTTCGTTCCCCCACCTACGCCGTGACGCCGTGTCCGGCAGAGGTCCTTGTTGCAGAAGTTGCAGATGGGTTGGTCCGCGCACTTATATTGGTAATCTTTCTTCTTCACCTGATCGGCTACGATGTTGACCTCTTTGAGATCAAGCGGCGGATCGAAGACCTTCTGATTGTACTCTAGGATCTTCTTCTCCCAGTCGTCGGGGCTGGCCTTACGAAGATATACACCAATGTTAAACAGACCGTTATTTCGTGTGCCTTCTGGAAAACCCTGCCTCATTAAAGCTTGTAGGCAGGGCGGGCCGTCTTTGATCTCTTCATCAACAACAGCTTCTTCCTTCTTCAACAGCGCGTCGAGTTGATCCTCATCAATCGCCGCCGTTTCAGCCATGTCCAGAAACTCATCCAACGTAGCCGCGCTACCGTCCTCTTTAAAGGCGTAGCGCAGACCTCCGTCTTCTTTGAAATACGGTAGGTTCAGAAAGTTCCCGGTATCGCCACGGTCAACCAGAAGCTTTATCTGTTTTGGAAAGACCTCGGTGTTCGCAGCGTAGCCCAGTTCGCTCGACAACTCCTTGAGCTTGAGTTGAACCTTTTCCGCGTCGATAAAGTCCTTAAAAAATAAAAACAGGTGCGCCCCACCAGATTTACTACGACAGACCACCAGCGGGAGCTTATGTTTCAGAATGTTTCTGATTATTTCAGCGTGATCCAACGGGTATTGATCAATATCAATGGCACCCCAAACGCAAACGTTGTCCTCGTTTATGGGTACAACGCCTATGCTGACCTCACCCTTCAAGTGAGACTTGAACGTGGCCTTGGTCCGTGGTTCGCGAACAATCTTATAATTGCCCTTTTGCTTGCCGTTGGCGTCCTTGGTGGTCAAATCCACCGCGCCATAAGCCTTGTTCAAACCACGGAACAGCCGTGCGAATCTATCTACGTTCTTTGTCATGGAAAAGTGGGGGAGGACAAGCCTCCCCCAGTCCCTGGGTTAGAACGGTGTGTCTTCGTCAGATGAGGTTGATCCCTCATCTTCACGGACATGTTGAACCTTTACTTCACCCGCTTGGATAGACTGAGCGAGATGCTTTGCTTCCGCATAGACATCAGGGTCTGAGATGACCTCGTCTTTCTCAATCTGCCAACCATGCCAGGAACCGTTCTTGTTTTCCTCGGATACGGTTGTCAACTTCCAAATGTGGCTGAACCGTGGTGGAGTAAAAAAGTTGCCATTACCATCTTTGAGCTTGATGGACTTGATAGCAGAGTTCCATTGCTTGGACTTCTTGAACTGCGTTGCCTTCATTGGCAGCAACGCTTGTTGTGTGATGCCGTCATCGTCAACGACAAGCACATAATGTTGAGCAGTGCGCTCCAGGTAGCGCCCTCCCCCATCGACAACCATATCTTTGTTGTCGTCTCCACGTTCAGTGGCTGGGATCTGATCACCCGTGTGGTAGATGGCGTAGGGTGCTCCGGTTCCTGTACCGCGAGGCTCCCACTCAATCCACTCCAGACGGTAAGCGCAAGGGATGACACGTATGCCGCTCTTGCCCTTAGTCACCTCTTTGGTAACACTGTTGATGATGTCCCCGGCCTTTGCGTTGTCGAGGTCGTCAAGTTCGTCAGACATCTTCTGTAAGATTTTGACAAACGGAATGGCGAGATCTTCTGAACCCAGATCATCTACGCCAGAACCTGCATCCGCCAGGAACAGGTCATGTACCTCTGCAAGTTGTGCATTGGATTTTTTCGTGACGGCTTTTGCCATGCTATTTACTCCTCTTAATAGTTGCTCGTTGTGAGATAAATGCGCCGAATAAATCTAGCGGGACGGCGTCACCCGCTTCTACACGCTCCCGCAACCAAGCCTTCAAGGTCATGGGTTCGACCTTTTGGAGTTGGTCTGGAGCGTATCCTTGTGAACCACACAGGTTCATAAACTCTTTTGCTGCGGCATCCTCGCCACGCCCAAACGTCACGGTGACGTTGTTCTTAACCAGATCACCAAACTCATGATTTCGCAGCCACTCGAACGCCTCTTCGCGTCGGTCCTTGGGGATGGACGCTGAGTACACAGGTTTCACAGAAATCTCAGAACCGTCCGTGAGCGTGAACTTTTGCAAGCCCATCTCTTCAAGTGCTTCAGGTAACTGCTCGTCGGTGATTTTGTGCAGTGCAGCCTTGGTCTCTTTCATCGCTTGCTCTTGCTTTGCAAGCAACTGTTCGAGTTCTGCTGCGCGGTTGGCAAGCCCAGATACGCCGTCGAGTTGGCCGTCGTCAAGCTTGTCAATTTTGTCGGACTGGTTGACCCCGTCAGAGGCCATTTCGGAAATTAAGTCGCTCATGATAACTCCTTATCTATTCGCTATTCGATGGTTGACTGAACCACCAATTGAAGGTATATGGGTATTTATTAGAGATTGCAAGAGAAATCTGGTCATGCCCAAATTTAATTTCAAGACCAAACCATATAAGCATCAGCGTGAGGCGTTCGACGCAAGCGCGGACAAGGATAATTATGCGTTGCTGATGGACATGGGTACGGGCAAATCAAAAGTAGACCTTGATACCACAGCGTACAATTTTGAAAAAGGTCGTATAGACTTCGCACTTATGGTTGCGCCGAAAGCGGTGGTAGCCAACCTTGCAAGAGAGATTGAAACGCATCTTCCGGAGCGCATACAAAGAGAAGTCGTCATCTGGAAACCCAACCTGACGAAAGCCAAGAAGAAAGAGCTTAACGATCTGTCGCAGCGAGACCCCTCCACTCTCAAATTTCTGCTTATGAACGTCGAGGCTTTCAGTACAAAGAAGGGTTCTGAGATTGCCGACTTCTTTGCGACACGGTTCAAAGTGTTTATGACGGTTGACGAATCGACAACTATCAAGAATAGAAAAGCCCAACGGACCAGGACCCTGTGTCGCATAGGACAGAAGTGCGTCATGCGTAGGATCCTCACCGGCTCTCCTGTTACGCGCAGTCCCATGGACCTTTACAGCCAGATGGAATTCTTGGACCCCAGGATACTTGGTTTCAAAAGTTACTTTGCGTTTCAAGGCCGCTACGCCGTTGTGAAGCGGCGGACCATGGGCGCTCACTCGTTCAACCAGATTGTCGGCTTCCGAAAGCTGGAGGAGTTGACCGAGAAACTGCAAGAGCACTCATATCGCGTTCGTAAGGAAGACTGCCTAGACCTGCCCGACAAGGTCTACATGAAACGCGAGGTCGAGCTTACAAAAGAACAAACCTCGGCCTACAACCAGATGAAGCATCTGGCACTAGCACAACTGGACAGTGGTGAGTTGTCCACGACGCAAAACGTTTTGACACAGATCATGCGGTTGCAACAGATATGCTGCGGCCATTTGACAGACGACGACGGTACGATCCATCAGGTAAAATCCAACCGTTTGGATAGCCTGCTGGATCTTTGTGATGAGATACAGGGTAAGGCGATCATATGGGCGACATGGACGCGCGACATTCGTTCGATTGCTGATGCCCTGCGAGACCGATTTAGCGTACAATCGGTCTCAACGCTCCACGGTGAAACCCCTGATTCTGAGCGTCAAGAGATCGTGGAATCCTTCCAAGATCGACAATCAGAGTCACGTTTCATCGTGGGCTT